TATCCGCAGTTTGACAAGGAAAAGCATGTGGTACCAGACAGCATTCCATCTGCTGGAACAGGCACATTCTATCTTTCCTGTGACTATGGCACATTGAATCCAACCAGCATTGGTTTGTGGCATTTGTCTGATACGGGAAATGCAATCCGCATTCGGGAATACTACTACGACGGACGGCAGAAACGCACGCCACGCACCGATGAGGAACACTATGCCGCGTTAGAACAGCTTGCCGGAGACCTTGCACCCTATATCCGTGCTGTTATCGTGGATCCGTCCGCAGCCAGCTTTATAGAATGCATCCGGCGGCACGGAAAGTTCCGTGTCTGGCACGCTGACAACAGCGTATTAGATGGCATTCGGGATACGGCAACGCTTTTGCAGCTTGGACGGATTCAAATTTGTGCAGGCTGTAAAGACTGTATCCGAGAGTTTTCCCTATATCGGTGGGATGAAAAATCCACGGAAAAAGACAAGCCACTGAAAGAAAACGACCATGCTATGGACGATATGCGATACTTTGTCCATACAGCGATGCAGACCACATTGAAACAAATACGAAGGGGGTGATTCTCATCATCCATGCAGATGAAATTGCAAAGGCAATGCAAGTGCCGTGCCTGATTTCCGGCGAAATGCAGAAAAATATGCAGCTATGGGACGATTTATACCAGAACCGTGCAAGCTGGCAGAAACAGCGAGTCAAGCCACTACGGCTGCCGGCTGCCATTGCCAGAGAGCTGAAACGGCTCACATTGACGGAGTTTTCCGTTTCCACAGAGGATACGGAACTGGACATCCCACTGCAACTGACAAAACGGCTGCTGCGGCGGTCTTTGGATTATGGGATTGCCATGGGCGGCTTGCTGCTGAAACCTTACTACAGCAACGGCGTACAAGTGGATATGGTGGCACAGAATCAATATTTGCCGGTTCAGTACACGGACGACACTTGCACGGCGGTAATTTGTCCGGAAGAGATTGCCATCGAAAAAACCTACTACACCAGACTGGAATATCATGCATTTGACAGCCTACAGCATACGCACACCATCCGGCATCGTTGTTTTCGCTCCAGTATGCCCGGTACCCTTGGTTTAGAATGCAGCCTGAAAGAAGTACCGCAATGGGCGGACATTCTGCCGGAAAAGATTTATGACAACGTGTCACAGCCACTGTTTGCAGTCTTTCAGATGCCAGAGGCAAACAACATTGACCCAACTTCTCCGCTTGGCATTTCTGCCTATGCGGATGCGGTTGACCTGATTCACGATGCCGATGTGCATTGGGAGCGGATTCTCTGGGAACTGGAATCCTCCGAGCGTGCGATTGATGCCAGTGAGGATTTATTTCGATTCAATTCGCTGACCAACAAGCCCGAGCTTCCAAAAGGACGGGAACGAATGTTCCGCTGTCTGGAGCGAACCGGAAACGGCAACGCGATTTTCAATACGTTTTCACCGGAAGTGCGGGACAGTTCCTATTTTCACGCTTTGAATCAGATGCTACGGCGAATCGAAGCGGCGGTTGGTCTGAGTTATGGCACGCTGTCCGAGGTTTCCGATGTGGAAAAGACCGCAGAGGAAATCCGAAGCAGTAAGCAGCGTTCCTATGTACGTGTCAGTGATATGCAAGGCGGACTGCAAACCGCACTGGAACGGCTGTTGTACGGCTTGCAATACTACCGTGATTACTATGCAAATCGCCGCACAGAGCCGGCAGAGCTGTCCTGTACGTTCGGAGATGGCGTGTTAGAGGATACAGAAAAAGAGTTCCAGCGGCGTTCCCAGATGGTGCGGGACAAGATTCTGAAACCAGAGTTGTTCCTCAGCTGGTACTTCGGTTGCAGCGAGGAGGAGGCATTGAAGATGATGCCACAGCAGCCGTCAGCGGCTGATTTCAGCTTGTTTGGCGGTGACCGCTGATGTTATCCCCTCTCTACTATGAAAGCTGTACAGAAGCGATTCTGGCACAATATGCACGGCTGGAAGATGCCATTCTGTCTGCGATGGTGCGGCGAATCCTGAAAATGGGGTTCGTCTCTGACAGCACCAAACATCAGGCGGAAATGCTACAGGAAGCCGGACTGCTGTATGATGATATTCTGCAAATCATCGCAGACCAGACAAATGCCACTGTGGAACAAGTGAAAGCATTGTTTGAGGATGCTGGCGTTCGCACAGTCGAAATAGACAACGAGGTTTATAGAGAAGCCGGAATGGTTCCGGTGGGCATTCGGCAGTCGGACAGCATGCGGCAGACGTTAGAAGCCGGATTCCGGAAAACTCTGGGTGTCATGGACAACCTGACCAGTACAACAGCTTTGACCACACAGCGAGCATTTTACAAGGCTTGCAACGATGCTTACATGCAGATTACCAGCGGTGCATTCAGCTATCAGGAAGCCATCCGGAATGTACTGAAACAGGCGGCACAGGGTGGCTTGACAGTGGAATATCCGTCTGGGCACACGGATAAATTAGACGTTGCCATTCGCCGTGCGGCTCTCACAGGCGTGGGACAGACGGCAGTGGAAATCGGCAAAATGAATGCCGAGGAAAACGGCTGTTATCTGATGGAAATCAGTGCCCATTCTGGTGCCAGACCCACCCATGCAAAATGGCAGGGTCAGCTTGTTACACTGACCGGAAAAGATGCCGGAAAAGTGATGGACGGCATGAAAGTTTTTACCCTGTCGGAAATTGGCTACGGCAGCGGAGATGGCTTTCGTGGCTGGAACTGCCGGCATGACTGGTATCCATACTTCCCCGGATTGAGTACGCCAAACTACAGCAAAAAAGAGCTGGAAGACTTAAATGCAAAAAATATTGAGTGGAATGGGAAGAAATACACGGAATACGAGATTTCCCAGATGCAGCGAGCACAGGAACGGAAAATTCGGGAGCTGAAACGGCAGACTGTGAAAATGCAGGATGCAGCGGATTTCACGGAGAATCCAGAATTGAAAGCAGCGGCTCAAGCAGATTATCAGGCAATTGCAGCGAAGTTGAAAGCGGCGGAAAAGGATTTGCAGACGTTCTGTAAAGACACTGGACAAGACCGAGACAGGTTCAGAGAACAGGTGTATGGGTTCAGTCGGTCAGAGGCTCAGAGGGCGGTGCAGGCAGCGAAAAAAGCAAAAGACTTGACAGTTATATGGGAAAGTGGTAAAATTGATGTAGAAAAATTCAAGAAATCGCTTTCTAATGGCTATGTTAAAACAAAAATCGAACCAAATAAGCAAATAAAGCATACATACAATAAGCAATGGAAAAATCAAGTGAAACAAGCGGTAAAATCATGGTCTAATCCTGATTCTAAAAAATGGAAAACACCAAAAAGCGTATTGCGAAAAGATATTGACCCGCAAAAAATTGTGGATGAATATGGTGGTACAGGGAGAATGGTATCATCTACGTCCGGAGATTGTGTAAATGAATTTATTAACCTTCCATTTGTTGTTGGAAAAACATTCGATAAAAAGAAATGGAAATACGTTAACACAAATGCTGTACAAATAAAATACAGTCCAAATGGGGCGCACGTTCTCCCTACTGTTCAGAAAGAGGTGTAAGCATGAAACCGCCAAAAGGAAAAGTTTGGAATCGTAAAATCGACCTTATTGAGGATCACTACGTCAGTGTTGCCTGTACAGATGGGCGGACATACAAGGGATTTGGAGCAGTTCCATGTATTGGAGAAGATGAAAATGGAGAAGAAGTGGATGCTATTCGTTTAGATATTGATGATAAGGAATCTGTTATCCTAATCGAATCAGAAATAGAAAGCTATGAAATAATAGACTAAGCACTCTGCAAAGGGTGCTTTTTTCATACTCTGAGGAGGAATAACAATGGAAGAAAAAACACCGTCCTACGAAGGACTTACTCCAGAAGAAGCAGAAATCATGCTTGAAGAAGCAAAGAAAAAGACCAAAGACACATTTACGCCAATCTTTATCGGTAAAAGTAACGCCGTCTATGTTGGTGATGTAAAGCTTGAGGGCGTGAGAACCATTGAAAAAACTCGTGAATATGGTGGAATGAGTACACTCTGCATTTTGTTCGATTCAAATAAGGTTATTGACATGCGAGAAAAACAGTCTATCAATAAACCGATTCTTGACAACAATGAAGAAGCTATGATTGAAAAAATGCTTAGAGAATTGTTGCGGTAAAATTCAACAGTTTTCAAAATAGAAACAAATCAGCATCCGAAAGGGTGCTATTTTTATACCCAAAAATCAGAAAGAGAGGAAAAAACCATGGCAGAGGAAACCAAACCAAAGACCGAGCCGGCAGCCAAGACCTACACCGAGGAAGAATACAAGGCGTTGCAGGCACAGCTGACCGCAGCACAAACCAGTCTGAAAGCAGCGAATGACAAGTTGGCATCCTTTGAAAAGATGGATGTGGAGAAAATCAAGCAGGAGGCTGCCGACTGGAAGCAGAAGTTTGAACAGGCGGAAGCCGACCGAAAAGCGAAAGAGTACAAGGATGGCGTGGTAGCTTTCGTCCGGAAACAGGGCATGAAAAACGACATCTATGCCGAACATCTGACCAATCAGATTGTCAGTAAAAATTTGCAGTTTGATGACAAGGGCGTGCTGCTGGGCGGTGAGGATGTCGTGAAGGCATTGAAAACAGCTTGTCCAGATGCCTTTGCACCAGATCCGCATGAACGGGCAGCCGCTCCCACATCCGGACACCTGCCCACTTCCATGGACGGCGTGGAACGGGCATTTTACGCCAAAAACCCAAATCTGAAACCAGAATAAACAGGAGGTAACAATTTATGGCACATGAAGCACAGGAAAAGTACAGCGAGATTGTACTCGTAAAAATGAGAAGTGAAACCATTCTGGCAGATGGTATCATTTTCAACAACGACTACGAGGGCAGCCCTGCCGCCGGCGTGGTCAAGATTCCAAAGCGGGATGTGGAAGTCTCTGCCAGAAACTACGACAAGGCAGCCGGCATTGAACCGGGTGTGGGCTCTACCGAATACGAGAATTTCACCATCACCAAGGATGTGGCGGTCAACGAAATCATTGACGGCTATGATGCGGAACTGGTACCGGATAATCTGGTGGCGGATCGTCTGGATTCTGCCGGCTATTCTCTTGCCGTCCGGATGGATACCGATGCATCCAGCTGCCTGATTGCACAGGGCACCCAGATTACCAAGGCAGCTTCTACCCCTGCAACCGTGTACGATGACATTGTCGACCTGCGAACCAGAATGACAAAGGCAAATGTTCCGTCCAAGGACAACCGCCGCTATCTGCTGGCAACACCGGACTTTTATGCAAAGATTCTGAAGGATGACCACTTTGTGGGGGCGTCCAATCTGGGCGATACCGTCAAGCA